CATTTGATAATCCAAATCCAAGTTTTATGGATAATAAATATATAACATCTGCCGATTATGATACGATGATACAATTAAATCCGGAGGATTTGATTATAACCTATAGTTTTGATCAACTAATTACAAATAGAATAAAGAAAATATCACAAGCATTTGATATAAATAATATTAAAATAATGTTTAAAGATAATACCGCATCACTGATTTCAACATCACAATCTAAAGATCAAGAAGCTCAATTTTTGAAAGATATTGAGATCCATAAAGATTTAGATTGTAATGCGAATATTATAATTGTTCCGTTCATCATAGACCATGATGGACCAATCACTATGAGTATTTATGAGATCAATGATGGTGATTCCTGCGTTTGCCAATTTGAAACAACAATTGCTGAAGTTGATATCAAAATCTCAACAAGATCACCATTACTAACGGACGATTTTTGATTTGAAATAGACGTGGTTAAGTGGGAACAAATAATAAAAGTCATATTAATAAAGGGAGATAGGTTAGCTACCGAAAAGATGACCTTGCATCCTGCTCTCTTATTTTAAATTCAAGGAAATAAACAATAAACAAGGAGTTTATTATGGAAGTTTATAAAAATTTAAAATTAAAAAATATTGACGGAGAGATTTGGAAAGAAGTTGAAGGATATGATGGTGATTATTATGTGAGTAATTTTAGTAGGGTGAAGAGTTTCAAGAAATGGCCTGATGTTAGAATATTAAAACCATCAGAAGATGTTCATGGATATTTATTTGTCAATTTATATAAAAATAGAAAACAAAAACCTAAAAGAATTCATATTCTAATATACGAATCTTTTAACAATTATAAATTAAAAAATAATGAATGTATCCATCATATTGATTTTACAAAAGATAATATTTTAGATAATTTTAAATTGATGATTAAAAAAGAACATGATAGTTTACATAAAGGAAATGAAAACAATCCAATGTTTGGTAAAAAACATTCAAAAGAAACTAAACAACTAATGAGAGAAAAAAAGATTGGGAAATATATTGGTGAAAATAATCAATTTTATGGAAAACATCATTCAGAAAAAACTAAAAAATTGATGAGTGAAAATCATGCTAATTTTAAAGGTGAAAACCATCCAAATTCAAAATTAACAGAAGAAAAAGTCATTCAAATTAGAAAATTATGTGATGAAGGAATTTTAACACAAGCAAAAATTGCAGAAGCATTTGGAGTTAGTCCACAAACAATTTCATTAATAAAAAATAGAAAACTATGGAAACTATAATAAAGGAGTACTAAATGCCTCTCTCAAGTGTAAAATTCATCGGCGAATTGAATTATTATTTTGGGTCTTTTATAAGAACCAGTAAAGTTAATAAATATCAAATCAAAATTCCTGCGTCTTTTTCATCTTCGATTATAACTCCTAAATCATTTATACAGCTACTTTTTGATGATAATTGGCCGTCATTATATACTGATTATATATATTGTTATAGACAAGAAACTTCACAATCAGCTTGGGCGAGTACAATAAAAGATCGTATAAATTTATATTCTAACGCGAGTCAATACTATACACTGTCCAATTCAAACAGTCTTGATTCTACGGCTACAAATATTTTTCAATTACAGGTCGATGATATTTTAATGTTAGACAAACTGTTAGAATATCGTCTTGATGGAACTTCTGTTACGTTGGTAGCTATTGATTCAACGGCTCTTTCAACTAATTTATCTATACTTATTTACCGTTATCTGGATTTAAAGATAAATAATAATTACAGTCCGTATAATAATACTACGTTGATAGCTGATCCATCTATAATATTGGAAACAAGTTATGAGTCATATGTAGTTGAAAATATGTTTAATTACATTTCAGATAAAGGTACTTAAGGAGATTTAATACGTGTTTACTTTAGAAGATTATTGGAAAATTTTAAATTACCTTGGCGGGACATCTGTTATAGATTTAGATGCTAATACTCAGGTACTTGCATCGAGTGAGAAATCTGTTTCGTTAAATTTATTTGATAATACCATCGATCAAATTCCACATATGAGTGATGATTATAAGAGATTGAAGAATTTTCTTGTAAATTGGTATGCATCCCATAGAACAATGATATCTACTCAAAAACAGGCTCATGATGTATTCTCATTACCTGATAGAGACTTAAGTGAATTAATTCAAAGTTTTGGTTTTATTTTTTCAACAACTTCATTATCGTTTTTAACCAAGGCTAATTTCTTTTTAGATTTAGTTAATTTATATAAAGTTAAAGGAACGCCACAGACATTAATCGATATACTTCAATATTTCGGTTTGTCTGATATAGACATTGCAGAATATTGGTTAGAAAAAGATAGTAGTGGTAATTTAGTTTTTAAAAGTGAAAGATATTTACCTCCAGGTGTTTTGGATATTTCTTTTGCTAATATTTCATTTGATAATATGACTCAAGGAGATCCACATTGGAGATTAAGTGAATCACAAATTGAAAATCTTTTATTAATAAATAAAATTGGATTACCATCAAAATCACCATATTTTTCAATTCGTCCTCGATACAATTTATCAACACTAAAGGCAGTTATGTCAGTAGTTTCAAGACATGTTCAGGATAATTATGCGACTTATATAAGTGGTGGAACATTAACAAAGGATATTAAATTAACACAGATTAATATATATGCATCATTCTTGGATTTATATTTGGCATGTATATATACATTTAATGAGTATTACGAAAGAACAACTGGATCATCTGATCCATTATTCTTTTGTTATGATGGAACATCTGTACCAAGAATTGAAGTTGTTGTTAATCAATATAATAACGCAACATCACGTATTGGTTCACCTTCATCAACACAAAATGAATCAAGATCAGCACGTGAGGCTAAAATACTTAATTTTTATGATTTATTTACACGTGATATGTCAACTAATTTTTTAACTTCGCATAACACTGCCGGAGGTATTTTAGACACAATAAATGATTCACTATATGATATAATTGGTGTTTATATATCATCTGGTAATGGAGAAGAAATATTAGGTTATTTAATGAGTGATCTTAATGACTGGATTGTATCTAATATAGGAGCAGGTTATCCAAGTATCACAACAACGGTATTAGGTTTTGGATCATTATTAGAAATAAATAAAATAATAAATTTTTTCAAGCCATACCATGCCAGAATGATAAAATTAGAATTTGCTCTTATTATTCAAGATCCATTATTAGATTCCATTGTTGTTGAAGATCAATTCTATGATTATATAACTGAGAGTGTGATTGATTTTGACACAGCCAATGGTTTTAGAGATGCTGACAGTACCGCTTGTTTTGTTTGTTCTGATTCAACATGTGTTTCTTACTATTCAAGAAAAAATTATGATTGTGGATCTCAGTTTGATATTGGGGCATCTATAGATGATTCACCAGAAATTAGAACTGAAGATTCGATTATTGATATTTTAAATTTTCATGATGAGACATCCTCGAACGCTCATGAACAGATTCTTTTTACTGACACAACTAACTTTAATAATATTGCAACATTCTGTGATGGATCAGCAAGTTTATCCATTGTTCTTGCTGGAGCTTGGGCGAATTTTGATGAATCAGGGGTTTTTGATGCCCAACACGGAAATGATATTGTTCAGATCTATATTGAAGATATATGTGTTCCAACTGTATGGGCAACAACAAGTTCATTAACTGAAGTAAAACAACAACTTACTGGATGTGGAGATATATCCGATGCCCTATGTTTTGGTAGAGATAGTGGTGGTGGTGGTGAAGTTGATACAACCGAAATATGGAATGGGACAATATGGGCAACAACAAGTTCATTAACTGAAGTAAAGGATAAACTTACCGGATGTGGAAATACTGGTGATGCCCTATGTTTTGGTGGAGATGACAGTGGAGAATTAGATACAACTGAAATATGGAATGGATCAATATGGGCAACAACAACTTCATTAACTGAAGTAAAGGATAAACTTACTGGATGTGGAGATATATCCGATGCCCTATGTTTTGGTGGAGATACTGGAGATGAAGTTGATACAACTGAAATATGGAATGGATCAATATGGGCAACAACAACTTCATTAACTGAAGCAAAAGATTCTTCCGGTGGATGTGGAAATACTGGTGATGCCCTATGTTTTGGTGGAAATACTGGCACGAAGGTTGATACAACCGAAATATGGAATGGTTCAACATGGGCAACAACATCTTCTTTGACTGAATCGAAAAATTCAAATGCTGGATGTGGGGATGCATCTGATGCCTTATGTTTTGGTGGATATACCGGAAATCCTATAAACACAACAGAAATATGGATACACCAAGAATGTTGTCCATCATCATAACCATTACCACCATGATGGAATATAACTTCATTATGTTTTGGCGAATATTCAGAATTTTAAGTACTACAGAAATATTGTCATAAAGAAATCATAAAGGAATTTAAATGAGTGATGAATAAAGAAAAGATTATAAATATATTTGAAAAGTTTAAAAACCAGTCAATATTGGTAATTGGTGATATAATGTTGGATGAATATATCATCGGAAAAACTAATAGAATATCACCGGAAGCACCTGTTCCTGTAGTTGATATAGAAAAAACATTTAGAGTAATGGGTGGATCAGGAAATGTTATTTCTAATATTGTCAGTTTAGGTGGAAATGTTATTCCGTGTGGTATTGTGGGTGATGATAAAGATGGTGAATTTATTAGATTGGAAATAGATAAGATGTGTGAATTAAGTGAAATTGTGATTGATAACTACAAAAGATTAACAACTAAAAAAACAAGAATATTTTCTGATAATCAACAAATGTTAAGAGTAGATACTGAATCAAAAGAACCAATTGATAAATTATATAAAGAAGATATATTTGAATTTATAAAAGATTACATAAATAGTTATTCAGCTATAATAATATCAGACTATCAAAAGGGATTGTTTGATTACGATTTTACACAGGAAATAATAAAATTTGGAAGATCAAATAATAAATTAATTTTTGTTGATCCAAAAGGAGATTGTAATAAATATGGTGATGCCAATTTTATAACTCCAAATTTGAAAGAATTATCAATGATGAGTAATATGGCTATTGGTACGGATGAAGAAATATATGATGCTGGAGATAAACTTTACCACTATCTTAATCTTGATGGATTAGTCGTAACTAGAGGTAAAGATGGAATATCTGTTATAAGAAATGATGGTCATAAAATGATAACACTACCAACAATGGCCAAGGAAGTTTTTGATGTTAGTGGATGTGGAGATACTGTCATTGCAACATTTGCGTTATCACATTTATCTGGTATGTCAATGGATGATTCAGCAGAATTGGCTAATTTAACGGCTTCGATTGTCGCCTCAAAATTAGGAACCAGTACGGCCACATTGGATGAGATATTGGAGATTTTATAAATTGTATAAAATTAGAAATGTCCTCAGAGGAAAAACATTAGACGGAAAAGTGGTAATATCAGGAAAAGAAATTTTCAAACTGATGGATACCTACGGATTTCCAATGGATCTAATATATGAAATATTAAATAATGAAAATATAATTTTTGATTTTTATGAATTTATTGTTTCTGCTATAGATAGTGGGAATTTTTCTATACACAAATTAAGAAATACATTGTCTGTTTTACCTTATTATGATGAGACAATGTTTCGACATTGCGTTAAATTAATTTTAAATGTAGTGAGTTCATAATTATAAGCACGTTAACATATTATAAAGAGGAAGACATAATGGTCATAGATAAATATCTTGAAGAGATTCAAAATATAAATGAGATAAAAAAGAGATCAGTTACTGCCATTTCTAGACAGACCAAAATCAAAAGGGCAACTGGCGTGATGGCGACTACAGTTGCAAGAAAGAAAAATGATCCAATTTATGTAAAAATGATGTTCCACAAGAAAAAATGGCAAGAGTATAAAATTCAATTAATGAAGAAATATTCAGCGAGAGTACGGAGTGCTGCTCGAAGATAAAGGAGAATTAATGAAAGAGTACAACAGTGAATGGTTTATGGAGATTTTATTATCTTTACGAATGGCAAAAAAAGTTTTTCCAAACTATATGATTGGTGATGATGATCCAGAAGATATTAAGGAATTAAAAAATAAATTTTATAAGATTGGATGTGAAATAGAAGATTTAGAATCAGATGTATATCATATAATTAAAGAAAAAAAGGAGAATTGAAAATGAATACAATGATGAAAGTCGGATATAAGAATTTGAAAGTGAATGATTTTGTTGTTTCGTATGAAGATTTAAAAGAAATGAAATATGAGAATTTATCGATAGATTTACCAGTTGGATTTTTTAATATGATTAAAGAATTTGCAAATTATATGATTGATAGATTAGAAGATTTAGATGAATCACTAATGATGGTGTGGCCAATAAATATGGAAAATGTCAAGAATGAAACTGTGTATGGTGAGGTGTTAGCTGTTTTAAAGAGAAGTATCGATTTAAAAATAAGGAATAGAAAATAAGGAAAATTGAAAAATGAATACAGAATTAAATTTGAATACAGTAATTATAGGATATAGAAATTTAAAAGTAAATGGGATTATTATAGAATATGAAGATTTAAGAAAAATGAAGTTTGAAGATATTCCCATAATTATGAGTCCAGCATATTTTATGAACGAAGAGATTTTTGAAATGTTTCAAAAGTTTTCAGATTATATGATCAATAGGACAAAAGGTCTAAATCCTGTTTTGTATGATCAACTGACGTTTAATTGGTCAACAAAGATTGGAGATGATATGAAAGAATTTTTTAATATAAATATGTGCGATGAAATGTTGGATGTTTTAAAGAGAAATGTAGAGTTGAGTATAAAGAATAGAACAAATGAAATAGAACATCAAGATTAATTGTTAGATGAATAATAAAAATGTAAATATAGAAATAATAACAATGATGTTTAAACGATTTGGTGGAAAGATCGCATTCACTAATGGTGTCTTCGATCTTCTCCACTATGGTCACATAGATTGTTTAAGAACGGCGAGAGAATACGGAAAAT